GCTGACGCTCTATCTCTGGTGCTGACAAAGCAGATAGCTTCTTGTAATAGTCTTGAGATAACTGATCAACATTAGTTAAACCAGCCTGTTCAAAAGATTGCCTCGAAGCTTGTAATGCAGCGTTCTGGACACCAGTGCCTGCGTCACCTACTAAGTTGCTTGTAACCCCATAAGGTGTAAACTTACCAACATTCCTTGCTGCTTCATCAGCAAACTGATTATAGGTTGTTCTTACATCACCAGCCATATTACTAAACTGACCGCCTAGCTGATTATACTGACCTTGTAAGTTACCACCTAAACCCATCAAACCACTACCAAGTTGTTGACCTAGCCCAGCATATCTACCACCAAGTAGATCCATCTGTGTAGCGTATGTATCACCTAACTGCGTGTACGTATCACGGATATTCTGTCCTAACTGGTTGTATTGTCCTTGAATACCTTGATAACCAGTTTGTAGTGTGTTTGCTAAGTTATTGTACTGTTGTTGACTTAGTTGCCCAGAAGCTAACAAAGCATCCGCAGCTTCTTTAGCTTGTTGATAGTTAACACCAGCATTGATTAAACTTCCTAATGTATTGGAAGGTGTGGTTGTTGTAGTGGCTGGAGGAACTACAGGAGGCACTACAGGTGTTGTAGGAGCTACGTTAATGTTTTGATTAGCTGCTTGATTAACTAAATCTTGAGTAGCTTGTGTACCTACAGTATCTAAAGTTGCTAACGTACCAGCACCTAGACCACCAGCGATGACTTCAGCAGGTATTGTAGAAGCTGGTAAAGGAGTACTTGTTACCGTTAATGATGGAGTTGTTGTAGGTGTTAATGCGCCTGCAGCAGCACCAGCAGCTAAACCAGCATTCAGTAAACCGCCAGTGTTTGCAACAATCTCTGGTATTGCTGATTGACCTACAGCCTCTAAAGCAGCTAATGTTTCAGGCGCTAGTGTACCAGCAGCGGATGACAACATACCTGTTCCTGCTGCCGGTGAAGTAATAGCAGGAGAGGATATAGCAGCATCAACACCAGCAGCAACTGCTTGTTGCACTGTAGCCCCGCTAACAACTGCATTAGCAGCAGCATCAGCGGCTATATTGGCTGCAGCCATTGAACCACCGTTAGCTAATACTGTATTCTGTGCTGTTGTTGCTGCTTGTGATATAGCTCCTTCAACACCTGCAACTGCAGTGCTTGATCCTGCACCTGCTGCGGTAGTGCCTGCACCAGCACCTGCTGCAGCAGCATCAAATAAACCACTTAAGCCTGTAGCAGCACCGACAATACCTAAAGCTTGCAACCAACCTTGTGCATCAGAAGGATTAGGATCAGACAATCTAGTATTTGTAGGTATACCATACGCATCGTATTGTTGTACAACTAATTTATCACCTTGAGTACCTACAACTTGTTCTGTACCTACGTCTTCGCCTTTATCAAGCTGACGTATCCCGCCCTCAGTACCAAAGGTACGTTGTACTGTGCCTGTAAGCATTGTCCCTAAAGGAACACCAGCAGCTCTGAAATAGTCCTGAGCCTGTGTTTGAGACATCCCTAAAGCATTACTAATAGCTGGTAGATCTAAACCGTATTGCTTAGCTGCTAACTGAACTGCTTGTGGATCATTCTGATTCTGTTTAATAAAATCAGTTACTGATGGAATAGTAACAGGCTGTCCTGTCTTCAATGCAGTAACAATATAATCATTGTTCTGCTGCAATGACTTAGCCACATCTGTTAGTGTTGCTGTGTTATCAGTAACACTATTAGCTAACGTCTGTAAAGTACCTGAAGAAGACGGACTAGCAATGATTGTATTATACAGTGTGGATATATCTGTAGCGGCTTGATCAAAGATAGACCTTTCGGTGTCGCCTTCCGTTTCTCTATACCCAGTATTTTGCTGAATAGGCATTATATGACCCTACCTGTCTTAACAAAAGCGTCCAATTGTTGAATAGAAAAAATATCTGATCCTATGTCTGCTTCAATACCTATCTGAAATACTCTACCATTACCGCTGATAGGTTTTTTAACTGAATTGATAAGAAGACCAGAGTTATACTCGTTAATACTGTACTGAGCAATGTTGTACTCAGACCTTGTAAAACTAGCTAGTGTTGTTTGACTTGTTGAATAGTTAGTACCATAATCCGTACCCCATCTAAAGGTTATACGAGTACCCTGACCACCAATAATAAGTAAGACTAGCTTCTTTAGAATCTTTAAGATAGCTGGAGAACCACCATCAATATGTGCTGTGTAGTAAGCGAACCTAAACGTCTCACCGTTATCGCTTGTACCAGTGTACTCTGCAATGTAGCCAGTACGACCTAGATATAACTTCTTATCATTCGTACTGCAGAGAGACTTAGGAGCTAATGTCCATAATGTTGTTTTACAAGAAGAGTCTTGAAGTCTTTGCTTTGTATCAAAACAATAGGACAAACCTCTTGTTGGTAGACTTAGAAGATAGAAACCATCTTTTTCATAATAGGCTGATCTTATGTTGTCTGTTTCACCGTTGGCGATGACATCTGAGATGAGATCATCTCGAACATTCCTAGATACATCAAATATAGGTGCTGATTTCTCTTGTATGACTCGTCCAAGGCTTCTAACACCTGTGTCGGATAAGAATAATATATCTGTTCCGATATCTTGGATAGAATCACGACTAACACACCCAACCCCATCAATCACCTCTTCTAAAGCTAAATTACTTGTTGGATTACTAGAAGCACCGCTGTATATAACAATAGATCTTTTACAGAAGATAATTAATCTACCGTTAAAGGCTGCTAGAGCAACAACACTATCAGTGCCATTAGTAAATACTGATTCAATGTCTACAGATCCTGAAGCACCTGCTGACCATTTGTAACCAATCAACGTATCTGACCAACTAACTAATGTCTTATTCGTTGTTGTGTCAGCAACCCATAGACGACCATAAGCAGCTAATACTTCATTAGCCTGTGGTACAGTACCTGTGTATCCTGTATAGGCTGTTACTAGTGAATAAGCACCTGTTGTATGATCATAAACAATAGGAGCATGAGCACGTTGAAAGAAGTACGTTAAACCATTAAAGGTTACTACTTTCCAATTCTGTGCTGTCCAAGTAGACCCAGTATACTTTAGTGTTAACGATGTTGTACCTGAGTAAATCTTATTATCACCAATAGATAGAATCTCTGTACTACCGTCTTCTTTAACAACTTGATGAATAACAACAGGCTCTGTACTATTAAAGCCTGCAGAGGTGTTGACATTATCCCAACCACGCCTAGCAGCAATACGTCCAAACTGATCAATAACAGCATTGTCAGCCCTAAGAGCAAATTCTTTAGGTAATGTTACTGAAGAATCCTGTGTATTAAGACCATAGAACCCAGGAGCTACAATCGTTAGTGGTTTGAGTTGATCGGACATTATACTGCTTCCCAGAGCACTTGATCAGATTCTCTACCAGCTTCTATAGATATATAGTTAGCTAATGTTTTCCTGTAAAGATCTGCTTGCTGATCAGACAATCGTCCGCCATCTTCACCACGTTCGTTAATAGCACGTAGGTAAGCACCTTGGATAACAACATCAGACGGTACTAAGATAACATCACTATCATTGCTTAAGTCTGCTTGTGGTACAAAACAGTTAAACTTTAATGCGTATGCTGTATCTGGTACAGGAAAAACATCAACAGTTAAAACACCAGAAGAGGTAGAAGGTCCAAAAGCAAAGTTACTAGGTCTTCCTACAGGAACTGTCAGCACGTTTAAGTACATATTCATCTCAGCACCAGATAGTTGCTTTAAATACCAATGTGCTGCTGGTATATAAGCTTCTTCTACTTTAGTGCGTAGATTAGAACCTGTTAGAGCATAGTTAGTTGTAGAAGCTACTGTATTAACAGTAATGGTTTGATACAACACAGACCAATTCCAAGCATCTTCAACTTCTTTCTTAGCCTCGTTAACCATTTCTCCTATTAAGGAAGAATAATCATTCTCAGAGACTGAAGAGACTTCGTCTTCTCTTAGCCTTCTAAGAACACCATTAACACAATCAAGAAAGGTAGCCATCACCATTTCACCTTATTGGCCCAGTAGGCCGCTGACATTTTACCTTTAGCAATGTTTGATGCGTGTCTTGCTTTAAAGGCTTTATTCCTCTCAGAACCTTCAGGAGAACCTTTAACACCTTGTTGACCGAAACGAATCGTCTTAACTTGATCACCGTCCTTTGCTACAACAACGTGGCTCTTAGTAGGATGGTCTGGTGTTTTTTTAGGGCGATTATATCCAGACACTCCTGCTCTTTCTAAGCGAGGATCTTTCATTTCTTCTTAGCAGTTTTTGCTGCCTCCTTAAAAGCCTTGTTTGTAGGAGCACCTTTGCTTCCAGGCTTCCTCATCTTCTCTTTGGAGCCTTCAGCAATACGCTCACGTTTAGCGTGGATGTTAGCGTATAGACCTTGCTTCATTTCTTACGCTTTACTTCTTTAGCTTTCATCAAACACTTACCA